ATACGAGCGCCACAACGCAGACAGGATCATCGGAGAGGCTAACAATGGGGGCGATATGATCGAGACTGTTATTCGCAATATAGACAAGTCAGTGAGCTATAAAAAGGTCTGGGCAAGCAAAGCAAAGCGAACAAGGGCCGAGCCGGTAGCTGCATTGTACGAACAGGGCAGGGTAAAGCATCTCAATTCCTTACCACACCTTGAAAACGAAATGACCACATGGAGCGCGATGGATGGCGAGAAGTCGCCTAATAGAGTTGATGCGCTCGTATGGGCATTGACCGAATTGATGATTCACAAAAAACAATTTTCAGTCGCATGAGAATTCCATTCACAAACTACGAGATCAAGCTATCGCAGAAGCTACTATCACAGCGGCCCGCGCTTGGCAAACTATTCAATGGCAACTCTATTCAGTTAATGGATTCGGGTTCAGGTAGCTACATAACCAACGCCTATCAACGGAACCCTAATGTCTATTCCGCTATATCGCTAATCACAAGGGCNGCNAGCAANGCAGAGTTCAAGCTATTCGAGTGCAAGATGACAGGGGCCAAACGAAAGGCGCGGGGTCGGTCAGGATTGCAACTCAAGTCGGCAGAGTTTGAACACATCTTAGACCACGACTTTTACAGGCTAATCGAAAGGCCAAACCCATTGCAAGGCAAAGCCGAATTTATCGAGTCACTAATCGGGTTTAAGAAAGTAACGGGCGAGAACTTCCAACTATTGATAGGCCCGGACGCGGGTATAAATGCCAATGTGCCACAGGAGATTTGGGTACTGCCTCCTCCATTTGTTTCGATTAAACACAACGATGACGGCACAGTGCGCGAGTATGTGCTGAAAGGCAAGGGCGGCAAAAAGATAAGTCTCGCAGCCGATGACATTATCCACAACAAGTATTGGAATCCGTCACCATCTGACCCTTCGCGGGGCATGTCACCTATCCAGGCGGGGCGCTATGTGGTAACTCAAAACAACGATGCGTACAAAGCACAAATGAAGNTGCTCCANAANAGCGGGGCTGTCGGAGTGCTGTCTGATGACTCAGGGCCGCAGGGAGCGGGNTTAACTCAAGAGCAAACACAGCAACTCGAATCAACCTATTATGAGAAGTACGGAGGCGCGGACCGCTTCGGAAAGATCATGGTCACAGGCGCGGCCGTCAAGTGGCAACAAATCGGAATGAGCGCGGTCGATATGTCAATCATTGAAGGGCTGAAAGTATCACTGAGGGACATTTGCAACATCATGGGGCCGTTCTCATCGCAGCTCCTCAACGATCCTGACAATAAGACATTCGCCAACATGAAGGAGGCGCGAAAGGATTTCATCGCCAATGCTGTCATGTATGAACTCAATTCAATCGCTGATGAGTGGTCAAGAACCTTGATTCCGATGTACGAAAAGCGGGACGGCAAAGACTACGTGCTCAAAGTCGATGAAACGGTTTATCCTGAATTACGCGAGGACATCCACAAGCAGGTCGAGACACTACTCAAGGCGTGGTGGCTAACACCAAACCAAAGACTCGAAGAGATGGGCCGGGGCATGAGTGACGACCCGTCTATGGATGACGTATGGGCTCCCACAAACCTATTGCCACTGACATCTTCGGAGGGGCTTAAATCGCTTTACCGTAAGCATGGAAAGGGCTGATATTTGGCAACTGGTTGAACGAACGCGGGCGGGTTACATGCGCGCTTTGTTGCCTGTTATAACCGATGCACTCAGAAGCCAGGTGAAGCCGGTCATTGATCGCGCAAGGTCAGGACAACTCACAAACGAACTTATCGACACATTAACACCAACCGGCCCTATATCGGAGGTAGTGCTGGAAATCTATTCAGCGGTCGGGGCTGACTTTGCTGAGAGCGTATTCGAGGGGCTGAGTGATGACAAAGCCGGAACTCCAAAGCTGGAAGTCAAACGATTTGAAAGGGATAGCTATCAACATAATGTCGAGGGCTGGCTTACCTTGAACGGTACGGAAAAAGTGGTCGCGATTACAGAAACCACAAAGAAAACCCTAAAGGCAGGGCTGGCGAAGTTCATAGAGGCGGGGGCTGACATTGACGAGATGGCGGCTTTTATTGACGCTCATGTCGCGGCAACGTATGCGGGCAGAGCACGAACAATCGCCAGGACAGAAACTATAAGCGCATCAAACTATGGAGCGATGGAGGGTGCTAACATGACCGGCCTTGACCTCAATAAAGAATGGATCTCGACATTCGATGACCGTACCCGCGAAGACCATCTCGATGTTGACGGGCAGACCGTGGATAAGGACGCGCCTTTCAGGGTTGGAGGTGAGGAACTAAGCTATCCGGCAGACTTTGTAAATGGGTCGCCAGCCAATACAATCAACTGTAGATGTACGGTTGCCTTTATCAAAAAGGGTTAATTTAGCAACGGACTATGTTATTTTCTTTAATTCACCCCAGCCGGGGCCGACCTCAGCAGGCTTTTGATACTGTCAACAAATGGATAAGTAAAGCCTCCGACACTTCACAGATTGAGCACATACTTTCGTTAGATAGCGATGACGCTACACTCAGTAAGTATATCGGTCTAATGCCATCAAATGTAAGGGCGATAGAAAATAACACCTGTGTAGTAAATAACACCTGTGTAGTCGAGGCCGCAAATCACGCAGCCGAAATCTCTAAAGGCAAAATCCTAATCTACCTATCCGATGACTTCGATTGCCCGGACAAGTGGGATGAGTTGATCTTCGAGAAAGTTCTGGCAAGTAAGGCAGACAAACACTGGCTCCTGAAAGTCAATGACGGCTATCAACCTTTCAAGGCAGCAGTATTAACAATTCCAATAATGAGCCGAGCGGCTTACAACGAATTAGGTTATTTCTTTAATCCTCTTTACAAATCTATGTGGGTCGATGTGGACTTGTTCTATGAGTGCAGGTCCAGGGGTTGGATTATCGAAGCGCCTGAGCTAATCTTTGAACACTTACACCCTGCCGCTGGCAAGGCCAAAACGGACGCGACATACCAACGCAGCCTGAAGAACTGGGAGCAGGGACTAAAAGCATTTATGAAACGTAAACGAGAGCAGCAATGGGTCGAGGTACGGACGAAATAAAACTATCCATACTAATACCAACGCTCGAAAGCCGGCAGACACAGTTTGATTCGCTGACTGAAAAGCTCAATGCGCTTGCGATAGACCTGCCAGTTGAGTTCTGCACAATGTGCGATAATGGGAACCTAACTATCGGAGCCAAAAGGAATAGACTTTTAGCAATGGCGGCAGGTGAATACGTGGCCTTTGTAGACGATGACGACCAGGTAAGCGATGATTATTTCGAGCAGTTATTTGACGGCATAGGCAAAGGCGTGGACTGTTGCTCATTGGTTGGGGAGATTACGGTAAACGGGAATAACCCCAAGAAGTTTATTCACTCGATCCAGTATAACGAGTATTTTGAAAACGGCTCAATTTATTACCGACCGCCTAACCACCTAAATTGTATAAAGCGCGACATTGCCAAGCGGTTTAAATTTCCTGAGACTGATTTCGGGGAAGATACTGATTGGGCCATGCAGATTTGCAACGCGGGGGTGCTCAAATACGAACACCACATAAAGGATACGATTTATTACTATAAGTATAAAACCAAGAAATGAAAGCAATCAGTTACTCCCTTTTCGGCTACGGCAAACCAAAGGCCGACAACTGCTTTTCCTTTAATAGCTATCTTGAGGGGCTGGCGGTGAATCTGCGTATCAATCGGTTGCTTTATCCTGGGTGGGATAATTACCTTGTGACTGACAAGCCAACAGCGGAGAAGTTTGCGGGGTTGTTTGCCGCGTACAACTGGGCCGATGCTTTGGAAGCAGAAGTAAAAGAAACCGCTCCACTCTGCGAGGCTATGCTTTGGCGACTACTTCCGGCTTTCGATGTTGAGGAGGACGGCATCGGGTCACATTATTCTCACTTCATCTGCCGCGACCTCGACAGCGTGGCGACCTATCGCGAGGCCCAGGCGGTACAACAGTGGGTTGACAGCGAGGCGGGCGCTCATGCAATTACCGACAGTATAAGTCATTCAATCGCAATGATGGGCGGTATGATAGGATTCACTCCTCAGTCATTTCGCGAAAGGGTCAGGGCTGAATCTTTCGAGGAGCTACTCGCAAAGTACAAACTCGACTTTAGCCGCAAGGGTAGCGACCAGGATTTTCTTAACAGGGTAGTCTATCCACGTTACGCAAAGAAAGGTGAGGAGTCAATCATTCAACACTACTTCAAGGGCTACTCTCAGACGTGGCTCCATGGTTTCACGCGCTGCGACTGTTGGCTTTATGCTGATGCGACAGGGCACAAAGGCGATTGTCCTTTAAACATCGACCTCGGCCTCGACATTGACCCGCACGATGCTAACTGTATTAGCGAGCATATCGGAGCAGCGGGGTTCAATCATTTGCAGACAATGAACTTAATCAGAAAGTATAACGACCGATTCGAGGACTTGATCGAAGCGGAGCAGGCTCACCCCGAAATATTTTCATGGTTATGGACTTAACAGGAAAGACGTTTAGGTTTGATGATGTATTCGGTGAGTCCGATTATATGAGAGATGCCCATATATCGAACCTATTCACAGGCGCGGGGGCAAAAGTAATTTGGGCTACTTCAATAGCATATCATGATTCGCAAGAAAGCATCGAGCGCATATTCCCTAAAATTTGGAATGCACACTCCGACCCGTTTATTCATTACACATTGAACGAGGCAAGGAGCCGTCTAATCCGACCGTCAGAAGTGGCAGCCGCATCTCACGGCCTCGTCCACGTAGATCATAGACTTATCCACAAAGAAGCGCAAAGGCTGTCGATAGTGCTTTCCTGTTCTTTGGTCGGTGCAAAGATGTTTGTCCCACCTTTCAACAAATGGAACAGCGACACGGAAGAGGTATGCAAGGAACACGGCATTGAGTTAGTGAAGTTCGAAGATGGGTGGTTATCAATGGAGTACAACGACTTTGACCCTGCCCATGAGCTTTACTATTTACACGCGCGGGAATGGACACTTGACAAGGTAAAGGAATGGCTAAAACAATAGCAATCCATCAGCCAAACTTCTTCCCTCACCTGGCTTTCTTTGAGAAGATGAGGCAAAGTGATATGTTTGTTATTATGACCCATTGCCAATATACGAGCGGAGGTTATCAGAACCGCTTTCGATATAATGGCAAGTGGTTTACTATGGGCGTAGACCGCGGCAAACATCTGATTAAAGACAAGTGCTTTGCTCGCTTTGGGTATAGCTGGATGAAGATCAAAAAGGCCTTACCACAGTTAAGCCAATTCGACCAGGACATCACAATGATGTTAGGCCCGACCAATACCCGGATCATTAAGAGAATAGCAAAGCTGCAAGGTATTGAAACACAGATCGAAAGCGACTACCCAACAGACATAAACTCGACAGAGCGCCTTGTGGACATCTGTACTCATTACGGGGCCAAGACCTATCTTTCAGGGCCGAGCGGGGCGAAGTATCTCGATATAGAACTTTTTCACAGGGCGGGTATTGATGTAACTTTCCAGGAGCCATCAGAATCAAAGCCGATAATAGATTTATTATGATACTTTCAGAACTTTCAGAAAAACAATTAGAGATAATGGGCGAAATGGTTGTTTTGTCTTTAGCCAACTTAGCAGCAACAGCCGAGCGACACGACAACAAAGACGGTGATGAACTAAGGGCGCTGACAGGATGGTTTATAGCCAACGGGACAAAGTACCAAGTTCAAATATCATTCACGCCAAAAGAAGGAGCGTGGATGAGAGAAGATGAGGCAGAAACGGTCAGGATAACAAATGTAACAACATTAGAAGTGGGGGGCGAAGCATGAGCATTGACGCAGTAATCCTATCAACAAACGAACATCCCTATTATGTTGATTTTTGGCCTACGGTTGCGAGGGCTTATAAAGCATTAATGCCGGAGGTAGAGGTATGTTTAGCTTACTTAGGTGAACATAGAAACATACCGCAATCATTCCTCGATGCTGGTAACGTGGTACAAGTGCCGCCTGTTTTCGATGTGCCACAATTCGCACAAGCTAAAATGGCTCGTTTCTTTATTGCTTCTCAACTTGAGGACAAAGTCTGCTATATTGATGACATCGACCTCATACCTTTAGACCGCAACTTCATCACAGATAAAACAGACAAGCGGCCCAAAGATCATTTGCTTTGTGTAGGCGGTGAGGTCTATCACAACGGAGGCACGTATCCAATTAGCCAAATGACAGCGGAGGGCTACCTGTGGAAAAAGTTTATTAACCCGTCTGGCTTATGTTGGGAGGACTTAATTCACCAATGGGCGCAAATGCCTGAGATGTTCGACCAGCACGAAAACATGATGCAGGTCAATCGCTTTGACTTGGATAAGTATTTTTCAGACGAGCGGTTCCTTAGAAAGTTGATAGCGATGAACCCTGTGGATAAGTTCGAGCTGCCTCGTGGTTATGGTAACATATTAGACGCAACCCTTGACCGTATGGAATGGAAACTCGATGAGGATAAACTAAAGGCGGGCGGCTATGTTAACGCGCATTGCAGCCGACCTCACGACCCAAGAGAAACAAAGCCTCTGATAGACTATTTGGAAAGTTTGTAATTTAGCAGCAAAGGATAGCTGATGGAGTATCAAAAGAAAATGTTTGGCGGCACACTCAAAGACGTTGATGTTAAGAGCGGAACAGTTACCGGCTATTTTGCAGGATTCGGGAATGTAGATTCTGATGGCGACATGATAACCCCTGGCGCTTTCAAGAAGTCTATCAATGAACGAGGCCCGGATGGGGTTAATAGGATCGCGCACTTATTACAGCACGACACATATCAACCATTAGCAAAGCCGCATGTTCTACAGGAGGACAGCAAAGGGCTTTACTTTGAATCTACTATTGCAGGGACAACCTACGGCAAAGATGCGCTCTTGCTATATGAGGCGGGGGTTTACAATGAGCACTCGGTCGGATTTCAGACTATCACTTCCGAGCGCATGGAGTCGGGCACTGGCATTTATTACGAACTCAGAGAAGTGAAACTTTGGGAGGGATCGACTGTAACTTGGGGCGCAAACTCCGAGACTCCTTTCATTGGATTCAAGTCAGCCGGCAAAAAACAAATCGGGGATCGTTTCGATAAATTGATTAAGGCAATTAAAATCGGAACCCTCACAGACGAAACAATTCACTCAATCGAACTTGAGATAAGACAGATAAAAGCACTACTCACTCAGGAGCCGTCCACAGACACTCTCGGAGATGATGAGCCGCTCAAGATTTTTACGAGTCGATTGANTATTCTTTAATTCATTAAAATNAANNAAATGAGCGATCAAATAAAAGACATTCAGAAGCTCGCGGACGGTATCAACCTGAAGCACAAGGAGCTCGAAGGAAAGATCGGAACTCAGGAGGAGGCTTTGAAAAAAGTCAATGCAGAGATTGAGGAAAAAGGACTAACATCCGACCTCAAATCGAAATTGACAACCATCTCCGAAGAGTACAACGATTCTTTCAAAGCGTTAAAAGACTTGCAAGCTAAACAGCAGGAGCAGGTTGACGCAATTGAAACGAAGCTGAAAAGGACTGGCCCAGGTGGGGACAAGCCTCAGAATTTCAAGCAGCATGTCCGGCACGTTGTTGATGAGAATCTCGAACAACTAACAGCCGTAGGCGAAAGGAAACAGGGTAGCGTTACTTTGAATCTGAAAGCCGATATGACTGTAGGCGCTGATTTCACAGGCGATGTTATTCGCCCTGACCTTCACGGAGGCGTTTATTCAGATCCATTGAGAGCCGAGCACATTCGCGATTTCATGAACGTGACAGCAACAACCTCAGATACTATTGATTTCATTCAGGAATCGGCGGTAAGTAATGGGACAGGAACAACAACCGAAGGAAGCGCAGCCAGTCAAACGGATTACGACTTCACTCAAACAGATGCAAGCGTACGAAAGATTAACACGTATCTAACCATTTCAAAAGAGATGATGAACGATGCACCTTTCGTAGCCAACTACATCCAATCGAGAACCATCGGACATTTGTTGAACAAAGAAGATCAACAAATCATGTACGGTACGGGCTCAGCTCCTCAGATTTCAGGTATCATTGGTGGCACTAACTACCAGGCATACACGGACATTATCAACGACAGCAACGCTCAAGAGTTTGATGTGTTGGCTCAGTTCACCACGAATGCGAGAGTTGATGAGTATGTACCTAACCTGGCATTGGTTCATCCAAATGACTACTTCCAGTTTTTAACAGCCAAAGACGGGAACGGTGCTTACATTCTGCCTAACGTATTCACAGGTGCGCCCATCGTTGTTAACGGTGCGCGGCTGATGCAATCAACGGCAGTAACCGAGCGCGATCTTTTGGTCGGTGACTTCATGATGGGAGCAACACTTGCGATCCGTGAGGATGTGACAGTGACTTTCTCGAATCAGCACAGCGACAACTTTACGAAGGGATTCGTCACAATCCTTATCGAAGAGCGTGTGGCCTTACCAATTTACCGAACGAATGCTTTCGTTTACGGTACGATTGACTCAGCCCTTGGGTTGGCAACTGGGTAAGCTGCTTTGAACATTGTCGCACATAGTCCGAATTATGTCCCTCGGTCTAATCATGGGGGAACGACAATGCTACATGATTACCTCCGGGCAATGGCTCGGAGGGGTCATGTCTGCATAGCCGTATCGGATGATGCGACAGGCGAACTGATAGACGGAGTTGTGACTGTGAAGTCCAACTCCGTTTCTTTAGTTAAACTGTGCGAAGGTGCTGATGTGATTATCGGGCAACTCGGTAAGACCGGAAAGGTTTACAATGTAGGCGCATACACAAGCACTCCGACAGTCTTTATCATTCACTCCATTCAAGCCTATTCTGTTTTACAGAACAATGCAAAGCCAATTATCTATACCTCAAACCATACGAAAAACGGATGCGAAAACATCTACCCAAACAATGACTTTGAAGTCTGCCGACCTATCGTTGATCTCGACAAATACAGGATCGAACGCGAGCCTAAATACATTACATTGGTAGGCCTTGACAACAACAAAGGCGGCTACTTTCTGCAAGAGTTGGCGGCTAAACTCCCCGATGTTCAATTCTTGGGGGTCTGTGGCGGCTATGGTAAGCAGGTAACAGGCCAGCCGGATAACGTCACTGTGATCGAACACACTACCGACATGGCAAGTATTTACGCAATGAGTAAAGCGGCTATCATACCAAGCAAAACAGAATCTTTTTGCAGGGTCGGACTCGAAGCAATGGCGGCAGGTTGTCCCGTGCTGGCTTCCGACATCGGGGCGTTACATGAATCATTTGGAGATGCGGCTTTATATTTGCCCTATGACGTTAAACAATGGGCAAGGGCGATCAATCAACTCGGCCCCGATACATTGAAACGATTAAGCGGGTTGAGCAAGAGACGAGCCAACGAAGCCGAAAAGGAATACTCAAATGATTACGATAATTTTGAGAAGTTCCTTGAGAAGCAAGTCCCAAAGAAAAAAGAGGACAAGCGAAAGCGGAAAACGAAAGAGGAGAAACTTAAACTCACAACGAAATGAGCCTAATTCAAAGAGCAGATACAACCATCCTGGCAGACCTTGCGATCACAACAGCGGCAACTGAGAACCCTGTCGCGGATTCTGATTTGAAAAGCTATGCCAAGATCAGCAACTCAACAGATGATGCTCTCATTACTATATTGGCAAATTCTGTAAGTGATTGGGTGTCTAAATACCTGGGGCGCTCGCTTGTGAATCAAACCATTACGGCCTACTTTTCGCAGTACAGCCATAAAGTTTATTTGCCTTATCCGCCTGCGGTATCCATAACAAGCGTAAAGCAAAAGAGGCTGAATAGCTCTGAAACATTTACAGCCAATTCAGATTATTACCTCATGGGAGTGCAGGACAAATGGCTCGAATTTCCAACAACGGCAACGTTGCCGGCAGGAACTTCACCAGGTGACAACGTGGGCGACTATCAATTGGAGGTCGTTTACGTGGCGGGCTATGGCACAACAGGCGAGGACGTACCCGCACAAATCCGTGAGGCATGTATGAGAATCTTTGCCAACAGTTACAAACATCGCGAGGATGATGTGATAGGGGCCGCTGTGGTCAATGTTGACCGTACCTCATACATGATGCTGCAACCATTCAGAAATATGAGAATGCTATAATGAACATCGGGGAATTTAATGAGCGCGTAACACTTCAAACCCTGACCAGTTCGGCAGATGGTCGGGGCGGGTTGACGGAAAAATCGTGGAGTTCAGGCACAGCGTATTGGGCGAAGGTGGTGCAGCTTGACGCGAAAAAGATGTTTGAGGAGGGCCGCGATTTTCAGGGCAACGCATACGAGGTTTATTTTCGGTATAATGAGTTCACGATTTCAACAAACGGCAACAGCCGACTAAACTATAATTCAATCGCTTTGAAGATTCACAGTGTTGAGAATGTGAAACAGGGAGAAAGGTTCTGGCGAATAATTGCATACGATGCTTAGATGGCAACGATTAGCGTAAATATGAACACTTCCGAAGCCATAGCGAAAATTCGCTCTTATGGCATGGCGGCTCGTGGTCGGTTAAAAGATCATGTATCGAATACCGCTTTGATTGTCGAGCGGAAGGCAAAGAAGCTATGCCCTATTGACCAAAACCGACTACGATCTTCGATACGACTGATGGATATGTCATTTGATGGGTTTGGTGCTGAGGTCGGAACAGACGTACATTACGCCCCTCATGTCGAATACGGGACAGCCGCTCACGTTATACGGGCAAAGGGTGCAGGATTGAGTAATAAGAAAGGAAGTCCTAAGAGCATAGCCGCAACAGGAGGCCCCGCTTTCTTTGGTAAGGAGGTTAACCATCCCGGCACAAGAGCGCAACCGTTTATGTTGCCAGCAGCCGAAGGCGCTCGCAATGGGTGGCTAAAAGGCATTAAAGAAATACTAAGGAACGTCAAATGAAAGACCCTGCGGACATATTACAAAAGGGCTACTTCTCCACTCTTAACGGGTCGATCACTCAGGACGGTGATGCGGTTGGGGTTTATGACCATGTCCCGGACGGTACCGTCTCCTATCCCTACATTCGGTTTGTTAATTGCATAACGGTCGATGATGGGAACAAATCCGATGACGGGGCAATTTGTACGATGACCATATCTGTCGTGTCGAAGTTTGCAAATAACTTTGGAGGCAAACTAAAGGTGAACCAAATCAGCGACAGCGTTACTCAGCTTATACGAACAAGGCCGAGCGGCTACATTGATCTAACCTCGGACGGGTTTACGATGCTCACCAGCACTTTAGAGAATGCAACCATAAACGAGTATGCGGTTGAAGGCGGGCGCATTGTTGAAAAGATTCTAACATTCAAACATATCATTGCAGAAAATTAAAAAGAACTAATTTTATCAAAACGTAAATACACAAGTCATGGCAAAATTTAATGTAACTGATTTAATCCTGAAAATTGACGGTACTGCCGTTGCACATTGCACAGAGGCAACGCTGACAATCAATCAGGACTTACCAGACGCAACTACCAAAAGTAGCGGTGGATGGGCCGAACACATTAACGGTTTACGCGATTGGGAGGTATCAGTCGCAGGGTTAACCGATTATTCCGCAAGCGGTGGGACACAACTCGCTGACATGATTCTCAACAGAGATAATGCAGAGATTGTTTTCGGCACAACTACTTCCGGGGATGTGACCTACACAGGCACTTGCGATGCTTCCAGTTTGGAGCAAGGCGGGGGATTTGAGGAGGTCGCTTCATGGAGCGGATCACTGAAAGGAACTGGCGCAATAACCAAAGGAACGGTATAATGAAAGGCTTTGCCATGATAAGCATAGGCGGCAAAAAGCGGCCTATCAAGTT